CAGCTGTATACCTCTCCACGAGTGTGTGCGTGTTTTTGGAAAAACTAAGGTCATTTTAGTGGCAAGAAGCCAGTAAGATGGCCTATTTTGGTGCAATTAAGCTATGAGAAACCCAAAGGAGAGTATAGCAATGGTAAAGAAAACGACTGCACCGAAGAAACCGACCACAAAAAAGACGGTCACGAAGTCGAAAAAGACTTCGACTACAAAGAAAACTACTTCGGTGAGCACAACCACTAAATCCACAAAGAATGATGTGGATAAACAGTGTAAAAAAATCCTAGAAAAAGCAAAAGAGCTTGGGCTGGAGAATAATTTCTTCTTCAGTACCACTTTCGAGAGATATAGAGAGCAGTTGAACATCCTGGAGAAGCTGAAGGTCGCAATTGAAGAGAACGGACCGACAGTCACCAAGGAGTATGTGAAAGGTCGTGAGAATATCGTGACCAATCCGGCAATCGGAGACTACAACAAGACTGCGACAGCGGCGAATGGAACAGTAGCAACGCTTTTGAAAATCATGATGTCGGTAGCAGATGAACAGAAGAAGCCAGCCAAAGACTTGATGAATGAGTTCCTCGCTTGTTAAGATACCAAGTTCGAACTACATCAAAATGTACTGGAGAGGAATCCAGCAAGGAAAGTATGTAGTCTCGAAGAAGGTTGAAAAGACAGTTGAATATCTTGTAAAGCTGCAAGATGCTTCGCCATCAAAATGGCGATTCAATCCACGGCTGGCTAATCGTCCTATATGGTTCATCGAGCATTTTTGCAGACAGAGCAAGGTCAGAATGGGCGAGCCGATCAAGCTGGACTTGTGGCAAAAGGTAATCATTCAAGCTATCTTCGGATTCGTAGATTCAAAGGGTATCAGAAAGCACCAAGAAGTGCTTGTCAAAATTGGGCGCAAGAACGGAAAGAGCACACTGGCAGCAGCCATCTCTCTATATATGCTTATCGGTGACAAAGAAGGCGGCCCAGAGATTGACTGCGTGTCCACAAAAAAGGATGCGGCGAAGATTATATTCAACGAAGCGAGAAACATGGTCGCACAAAGTCCATATCTGTCCAAGTACATAAGAAAGAGAAAATCTGATATGTACTGTGCAATGAACTTCGGAGTCTTTCAGCCACTTTCCAGCGATTCAAACACCTTGGATGGTTTGAACCCTTCCATGGTCAATAATGACGAAATTCACGCATGGAAAGACAGAAACCTATATGACGTAATGAAGCAAGCGGTCACAGCCAGAAGGCAACCGCTTATTTTTAACATTACAACAGAAGGATTTGTCCGAGAAGGTATTCTCGACAATCTGAACGACTATGCAGAAGATTGTCTGAACGGAGTCGCAAAGGATGAGAGATTTTTGTCATTCATCTATGAACTTGATTCTCCTGATGAGTGGGATAAGGAAGACTGCTGGGTGAAAGCAAATCCTGGTCTGGGAACAATCAAAGACAGGGAAAAGCTGAAAGAATTTGTCGAAAGAGCAAAAATCGACAATAGCCTGAAGCCCACAGCATTGACAAAGGACTTCAATCTTAAAAATGTAAACGCAGTTTCATGGCTGACATGGGAAGAACTGAACAATGAAGAAACATTCACGATGGAAGACATCAGAGACACATACGCAATCGGTGGATGCGACCTTTCAGCGACTACTGACCTCACCTGTGCAACACTTCTCATCGTAAGACGTGGAGAACCGGAAAAAATTTACATACTACAACACTACTTCCTTCCAGAAGAGCGCATCAAGAAGCTGGATGAAACAACATCCAAAGAAGCACCTTATCGAAAGTGGGCTAAACGTGGATTGATGACTATATGTGAGGGAAGCATGGTGAACTACTCACAAGTCACAGACTGGTTCAGAAAGATGCGTGATGAGTACCAGATCACGATGTTCAGATGTGGTTATGACCGAGCACTCGCTGGATACTGGCAAGAAGAGATGAAGACAGAGTTCGGTGAGCCGACAATGGAGAAAGTGGCACAAGGTCCATTCACATGGACGCAACCCATGAAAGAACTCGGTGCAAGATTAGCCGATAAAGAGCTGAACTACAACAACAATCCAATGTTGAAGTGGTGTCTGTCCAACACATCTGTGAAGAAGACAGGAACGCTGGACTGCATCCAGCCAATCAAATCAAGAAAAAATAGACGTATTGATGGAATGGTGTCGCTGCTGAATGCGTACACCATTTTTGTTAAGTATAAAGACGAATATCTGAACCTTGTAGGATAGGAGAGAAAAAATGGCCTTGTTCAGAAGAAGCCAAAAACAGAAGAGAGATAGAGAGAAGAGTAAATCTATACCGGTATCAATCCCATTATGGACATTCAGAAATTATGACGGTCAACAGCTCTTGCAAGATGCAATCGTGGCGAGAGTCGATGCACTAGCAAGAAATATCGCAAAGATGGAACTGAAGTCCGTAAGGAGACAGAAAGACCAGATTGCGGTCACAGACTTGACATCTGACGTGGCAAGAGTGTTGAAGCATCCAAACCCACATATGACACAATATGACTTTCTGTACAAGATAGCGGCGATGTATTACACCACGAACAATGTCTTCATCTGGCCACAGTATGAAGATGGGAAATTGGTGGCTCTTTGGCCTATCAATTATCAGACTTTCAATGTGTATCGGACGGATGAAGGAATACTGATAGCACAGTTCTATCTGTCACCGTTCAAATTGTACACAGTGCCATATTCGGACGTTATCCACCTGAGAAATCACTTCTTCCATGATGAACTGTACGGAGATGATAACGCACCACTAAACCCTGTCGGAGAGCTTCTGAACGCTCAAAGCCAAGGAATTGTGAAGGCTATTCAGTCAAGTGCATTCATCAGAGGACTTCTGAAAGCGGTTCAGGTGCTGAAGGATGAAGACCTAAAGAAAGCACAAGAGAAATTCATTGCTGACAATCTCAGCGCAAGAAACAACGGTGGAGTCATCGCTATTGATGGCAAGTTCGACTACAAGGACCTAGAGTCTAAGCCTTATGTGATTGATGCAGAGACCAGGAAAGAAACGGAGAACATGGTGGATTCATACTTCGGCACGAATGAGGACTTCGTGCAGAACAGGTTCAAGTCTGAAGGATACGAAGCAGTCTACGAAGGAAAGCTGGAACCGTTCGCGATTATGTGCACCCAAGCATTCACAGTGAAGCTCTTCACAGAGCGAGAGCAAGGACTGGGGAACGAAGTCGAAGCAAACATGTCAAAGCTGAAATATCAGCCGATGACGGTAGTCACTAAGGTGATTGATACAACGAAAGAACTCGGACTCTTCACTCGTGATGAGTACAGAGAAATGCTTGGATATCAGCCGCTAGGACCGGAAAGAGGTGGCGATGAGATTATGATCGCAACGAATAACTACGAGAGCATGAGTGCAGCCACAGAAGGAGATGAAAGCAATGAGTGAAAAAGAAGTACGTACCTTTCTCGGAGAAGTCCGAGCAAGCAATGAAGAAAATAGAAACACCGTGGAAGGAGTTCCGATTGTATTCGGACGATCCACAGATATCGGTGGATGGTGGGAAGAAGAAATCGAAGAGGGCGCAATCGACTTGGAAGCATTGAAAGACGTGAGATTCCTCGTAAATCACGATACAAACGGAATCCCACTGGCAAGAAGTCGAAACAACAACGCAAATTCAACCATGAGACTGACCATCGAACAAGATGGAGTCCACATGGCAGCAGACCTTGACGAGAAGAATCCCAAGGCAATTGAACTTTTATCAGCTATTGAAAGACAGGACATCTCTGGAATGTCTTTCATGTTTATAGTTGACGGGGACCGCTGGGAAAACTTAGAAAGTGACTATCCAAAGAGATATATCACTCATATTTCCCAGATTTTTGAAGTTTCCGCTGTTACATGGCCAGCATACGAGCAGACTTCTATCAATGCCAGATCACTGGAGAGTGGAAAGGCATCGCTGGAGAGCGCAAGAGAAGCACTGGAGAGTGCGAAAAAGAGAAGTCAACGCATTGCAGAGCTGAATGCAAGGTTAGAGAAGGAGAAATCATGAAAGAAAAAGAACTCAGAGAGCTGATGGAACAGTTGGCAGCAGTTGAAGCCAGGGCAAACAACATTGCTCCTTTAGCAGAGACCGCAGATGATAGCGAGATTGAAGCTCGTGAAAAAGAACTGAATGAGATCAGCGAAGAAAGAAAAGGACTTGAAGCAAAGATTGCTGAAGTCAGAAAAGAAATCGATGCAGCAAAGGCCTTTGAAGAAGGCCGAGCAAACGCAACAAAAGTAGAAGGAGAAAAGAGAAATATGGAAAAGACCCTCGAAGAAATCAGAAAGTCTCATGAGTATGCGCTTGCATACGCTGAAGCAATTAAGACCGGTAAGGATGAAGCATGTAGAGCACTCATTGCTGATGGCGATGAAGAAGCTCGTTCCGTCCTGACAGTAAATGGTGGCGGTGATGTGCCTGTTCCTACCATGGTAGAAGAGCGCATCCGCACAGCATGGGAAAACGAAGAAATCACCAGTAGAATCGGCAAGACATTTGTGAAGGGCAATCTTCAGATTGGCTTTGAAGTATCCGGTACAGACGCAGTGATCCACGCAGAAGGTGCAGCAGCACCACAGGAAGAGAACTTAGTTATCGGTATCGTATCCCTGATTCCTCACAATTTGAAAAAATGGATCACCATCTCTGATGAAGTAATGTCCATGACAGGCGAAGCATTCTTGAACTACATCTATGATGAGATTGCGTACAAGATTGCTAAACTGGCAGCAGATACAGTAGTTGCAAGAATCGTTGCACTTCCAACAGCTTATCCAGCAACAATTGACGAAGATCATCCAGCAATCCCGATCGCTGCGAAGGTAGCACTTGCACCTTCCGCAACTACAGTTGCGACAGCATATGCTTATCTGTCTGATGAAGCTCGTGACAACGTAGTCATCATGAACAAGCTGACATATGCAAACTTCAAATCCATCACCACTGCTGATGGATATCCTTTAGCAGATCCATTTGATGGCTTACCGGTAATTTTCAACAATTCCTTGAAGGCATATGATGCAGCATCTGCAAATGAGACATATGCAATCGTTGGTGACTTAGGAAGCGGCTTCAGAGCAAACTTCCCGGACGGCGAACAGGTAACATTCAAATTTGATGATTTATCCCTCGCAGAGAGAGACCTTGTGAAAGTTGTCGGCAAAGAGTTTGTTGCGCTTGAAGTAGTTGCCCCAGGCAGATTCACAAGAATCACCAAACCAGGTGCATAATTTGAAAAAGATTGAACTGACAGCAGAAGCTCGTGTTCTTTTAGAAGCCGGAACACGAGTGACCGTAGACGATGCCACAGCCGAGACAATCATCCGTCTCGGCAAGGCTCGCCTTGTAGCTGGAAACCAGGCTGAAGAAGAGAAAGCACCTTCCGAAGAAGAGAAGAAAGATGAATCCTCTGAAGAAGTGGCTGAAGAAGAGAAAGCACCAGCGAAGAAAAGCACTAAGAAAAAATAAGGAGAAGCTACCATGACGCAAGAAAACCTGAAAAACCTTGTGAAGCAGAGCCTAAGAGTGACAACAGATAAGTTTGACACTCAGATAGACGAGCTGATCACACAAGCACAAGCAGACATCACGGCATCATGTAATCACGAGTTCAACATTGACAGTCCAGATGAAAGAAATATGGTGGTGCTCTATTGCAAAGGTCTTTTCGGTGAAGGCGATGAGAAATCATGGAAGCTCTACGAAAAGCGCATGAAACTGATAGGAGTGCGAAAGCAATGAACGGATGGAGCGATACGATTGAACTTGTGTCAGTAGTACCGGGTGGGAAAGACGCTGATGGCTTTCCACTGAAGCCTACAGAACAAAAACGTGAAGTGTACTGCAATGTGACTGACGCAAAAAGAACTGAATTCTATCAGGCAATGTCCAACAAAGTGAACGTAGTCTATGAAGTTGAAATGCACTTGTTTGAGTACGAGAAGGAAAAGCTGGTTGACTACGATGGCAACAGATACAAAGTGGTCAGGACATACGGAGATAAGAAAAAAGAGACTATCATCCTAGTCTTGTCGGAGAACGAGTGAAATGGCAAGCTTAAATCTTGATATTCCAGAGGACTTTTTGAAAGATGTGTTATCTGCATCTTTTGATGACATCGCAATAGATGCGTTGAAAGAAGCAGAGCCAATCTTGAAAGAGTCAATTCAGGCCAGCATACGAGCAGCAGAAAGCGGAGAAAGCACTGGGGAACTGGTCAAAAGCATAAAAGGCACAAGACCAAAGAAGACAAGCACTGATGCCTACATCGTGAATGTAGGCCCAAGTGGAAAGTCGAGCACGTTCTACACACAGAAGAGTGGAAAAAGAACAAGAAAATATCCGGTATCTAATGCACTGAAAGCAATCTGGCTGAACTATGGAAGAGCAGGACAAGCACCACGTCCGTGGCTTACTCCGGCAATCAATAACTGTAGAAATCAAATTATGCAGAAAATGCAGAAGATATGGGAAGAGAGGACAAAAGCATGAATGTGAATCCATTGCTCATGAGACTGGAAGATGTCACCGGTCTTCCTGTTGTGCCTGATCTATATGATGGAGATAGTAAGTCTTACATCACTTTCACCTACGAAGATGAAAGGCCGATAGGATTCGGAGATGATGAAGTCCAAGCTGACACAGCATACATGCAAGTGAATCTTTTCACACCTTCGGGCTTCAACTTTATGAAATTGAAGCATGACATCAGATACTACCTTGAAGGAATTGGATGTGTAACAGACATACTTTCAAGTGTGGAAACAATAAACAACGAAACAATAAGACAAACCACATTCAATGTGGAGATCACAGAAGAGAGGTAATAGAAATGGCATTTTTCGGTTTAAGAAAACCAATCATTGCAAAATGGCATCCAGGCAATACCTACACAGAAGGTATGGTAGTAGGTAAAGCAGTCAGTCTGGAAGTGACACCAAACTATGCGACTGGTTCCCTGTACGGAGATGATGAACAGGTTGAGAGCGCAAGCGAGTTCACGAATGCGAACGTAGCACTCGGTACTACAGACGTACCTGTAAGAGCTGCATCCTTACTGTTCGGTCACGAAGTTGACGGAACAAAGGTTATCTCCAGAGCAGTAGACTCTGCTCCATATGTCGGAGTCGGCACAGTCATTCCTGAGAAAATCAATGGAGCACAGAAGTATGTTGCACTCATCATCATCAAAACACAGTTTGCTGAAGGCGCAGAGTCCTATCAGACAAAAGGCGATTCTATCACATTCACGACACCTATTTTAAACGGTGTCGCACTTCCTGGTGATGACAGCAAGTGGAGAGAAAAGAAAGAGTTCGACACATACGAAGAAGCTCTTGCGTATGTAAAGAACTTCCTGAACGTAGCTGATACAGTTGCAGCACCTGTTGCTTCTGTAGCTGGTGGCACATACGAAGAAGCTCAGAGCGTTGAACTTTCTTGTGCTACTACCGGAGCAACAATCTACTACACAACAAATGGTATGACACCAAATGCGACAAATGGCACTGCATACACAGAAGCCATCTCTGTAGCTGATGACATGGTGATCAGAGCCGTTGCTGTGAAGTCCGGCATGGATGATTCTTCCATCATCACAGAAGAATATGTGATTGCATAATCACAAAAAGAGACAATGAGACAGAGGGAGCACTCTTCGGAGTGTTCCCTTTTTATTGTAAGGGGTATCTATGAGAGAGATTAAGATGAACCAAATCACAATTGATGGAGAGACATATCCCATCTATTGCGACCTATTAGTTCTTGAAAAAATACAAGAAGAATATGAATCCGTAAACCAATTTGAAAGAGAGCTTCTAGGGTATGAAATCCTAAGAGACGAAAAAGGAGAGCCATTAAGAGCAGAAGATGGAACTCTTCTGATGGCTGCAAAAGAACCAAAAATGAAAGCAATCATGCTAGGTCTTGCGTTGATGATAAATGAAGGAATCAGAATCGACAACAGACAGACAGGAGCATGTAGAGTATACATCGAAAAAGATTATCTTGCTGAAGTAAATGACAGACCATACAGTGAGCTTTCTGAGATTCTTCATGCTGAGTTCAATAGATGCTTTGCAGTTAAAAAAAAAGACAGCAAAACAGCACAGACGATGAAGAAGAAAACCCACAAATAGATTTTGATTACATCTATCTCATGTCAAGAATACGACTCGGACTGACAAATGAAGAAGCGGAAAGCATGAGATATGGAAGATGGTCGGATATCTTCAAAGAGTATAAGTTCCTATACAACATGGAGACGAAGAAAATGCTCTATGCGGCAGAAGAGGAAGAGATGAAGAGATATCAGCAAGAACATAGACACATAGACAGCACATCGAGCATATAAGGAGAGAAAAAGATGGCATCGAAGACAATCGGTGGACGAATCGTCCTTGAAGGTGCGAGCCAATACAACAGAGACCTTCGCCAGATCGGAAGCAATTTGAAAGAGCTTCGTTCAGAAATGAAGTTGGCGAATGCGGAAAATGCCGGGGCAATGAACACAGTCCAGGCACTTGCAAAACAGCAAAGTATTCTTTCCAAACAGTACGATGAAACAGCAAAGAAGGTAGACATCTATGAGAAGATGATGTCTTCCGCAAAGAAAGCACAGGACGAAGCAGCAAACAACATTGCTAAATACGAGAAAGAGCTTGAACTTGCTACAAAGGCACTTTCAGACATGGAGAAGTCTGGAAATGCGACTGATGAAGAGCTTGAAGAGCAGAAAAAGATTGTCGCTAGTCTGAAGACGGAACTTGCTGGAGCAAACAAGACATATGACACAGCTGGTCAAAAGATGCAGACGTTTCAAACATCTGCAAACAATGCAAAAGCAGACCTTGAAGGACTAGATCGTGAACTAAAGAGCAATCAGAAATATCTTGAAGAAGCACAGCACTCCACAGATGGATGTGCAAAGAGCATTGATGGATTCGGACGTGAAGCACAGGAAGCTGGAGAAAAAATCAATGTCTTTGGCGATGTATTAAAAGCAGAGCTTGCATCAGAGGTCATCGTCAATGGTGTGAAGAAGATTGCTGATGGAATCAAGAATGCAGCAGAAGCCGCTTTCGATGTGGGAACAGAGTTTTCATCATCCATGGCAAAGGTGCAAGCAATCTCTGGAGCAACAGGAGCAGATCTTGACAAATTAAAAGCCAAAGCAAAGGAAATGGGAGCAACCACCATCTTCTCTGCTTCAGAATCAGCGCAAGCGTTGACCTATATGGCAATGGCCGGATGGAAAACGTCACAGATGCTTGATGGTCTTGAAGGCATTATGAACCTAGCAGCCGCATCCGGTTCTGATCTAGCCACAACATCAGACATCGTGACAGATGCATTGACTGCGATGGGATACGGTGCAAAAGATGCAGGTA